GATGCTGCAAGACCTTCCTTTCCTTCAGGCATATCTCTCTCAGTCTTTGCTTGAAGACTGGAACAGAAGGGTAAACAACAGCTTCATGGCAACCATTACGGCTTCTGCCACTGCAGGTAGCACGTCTGCCACTCCGGTCGCTGAGCGTGTTGTTGACTACACTGCACAGCACCTGGCTCTCGGTCTCGGTCAGCCCAACCTGATCCTTACCACGCATGCTGTATGGGCTTCCATCCTGAAGACTCAGCCCACGAACGGATCTTATAGCGTACCGGGTGGCATCACCATCGGTGCAAACGGAGAGACCCGCATCATTGGCATTCCGGTCGTTCCTCACAGCCAGATCGTCTCCGGCAAGATTTATGTGATGAACACCAATGCTTTCGCCATTGCCCAGGCTTCCGGCCTCGCAGTTCGTAGCACGGAGTTCGACCAGGACGATTTCGTGAAGAACGTTGTGACCTACCGCGCAGAGGCTCGTGTAGCTCTGTTGAGCTTCCAGCCGACTGCTGCGATCTACGGCTCAGCTTCCTAACTGACACCATAACAAGGGGAGGGGCTTAATTGCCTCTCCCTTTTATTCTTACACACAACACACACACTATGCCCATCGGCTCATATTCTTCCTTTAGGGACATTATGCGTCAGGTCTTGATGCATTCTCCTAAGTCAGTGCTCGATCTTGGTATAGGCCACGGCATCAATGGAGCCGGGGTGAGGAACTGGTTAGACCTTGGGGTAAGGCCATACAAGACCCACCTGGTTGGTGTAGAAGGTTTCAAGGACTACGCTTCGCCACTTTGGCAATGCTACGATCAAGTGTATGTGCAAGATATTGCACACTTCTTGCAGACTCCCGCGCAATTTGACTGCATCCTCATGACTGATGTCCTTGAGCACTTCGACAAGGACGAAGGACATGCTGTTATAACACAATGCCTTTCATGCTTGCAGAAAGGGGGCATCCTGCTCATATCGACTCCCGCTGTGTGGATTGAGCAGGGCGCAGCTTATGGGAACGAATTTGAGAGACATAAGAGCCTTTGGCACTTTACTGACTTTTTTGGCATGGCAGGGCTTGAGGTGATAAAAGATGGCAGCCAGGATGACATGGGTTACATGATGCTTGTCGTAAAAATTACCAAGCAATGAAGCTCTTAAATTCCATCCACCTATATCCACCACAGCACACATGTGGCGCGGAGTTTATGGCGCATTGGATCAACAAGAACATCCAAGCGAATGGCGGTGATGTGAGGGTGTTGTTGCACCAGGCACGGCACTACCATATCAACAGCATGTATGTCTATGACGGCATTGATGTCTTCCCTCCTGAACCGATGGTCATTGAAAAGCTGTTTTGGTGGGCTAATGCCGTAATGACTCATTTGGACTATACCGACTGGACTATCGGCATGGGCGAGGTGATGAAAAAGCCCATCTTCCATCTCATTCACAATACATCAACATACGGACGCATTGTCATGGCTGACCGGCCACAGTACATTGTCTACAATAGTGAATGGGCAAAAGAGCAGCTTGGGTACAAACATGACAGCATTGTGGTGCCTCCTCCGGTAGACTGGCGGCACTATGACACAAATGTTGACCCATCGTACAACGAATCCATCACGCTGATCAACCTTGACCAAAACAAAGGTGGCCATATCCTCCGGCAGATAGCGGAAGCGATGCCACATAAAAAGTTTATTGGTGTGATGGGCAGTTATTCTGAGCCTGCAGACATTGGCCAGCATGTCAAACAGCCGCCTAATGTGACAGTCTTGCCAAAAACAAATGACATAAAAGCGATTTATCGCCAGACACGGATACTTATCATGCCATCAAAGTATGAGAGCTGGGGGCGAACGGCCACAGAGGCCATGTGCTCCGGGATACCGGTCATAAGCTCCGGCACTCCTGGTCTGCGAGAGAATTGTGGCAAGGCCGGCATCTATCTTGACCGGGAAGAAGTCAAGCTATGGGTTGACAAAATTGAGGAATTAGACAAGCCAAAGCTTTACGAAAAGTGGAGCAATGCAGCCAAGAAGAGAAGCCGTGAGCTTGACCCACAGGCTAAGCTTGCAGAACTTCGTACCTTTATGCAGTCATCAATTGATGACTATAAACGCAAAGTATGAACCTGCTTTTAGATACCGAAGTCATCCAAGACTACACTACCGAGCCTGTCAGTGTGGCAACGGCAAAGGCTTACATGAAGATAAACTTTTCAGATGATGATACGCTGATTGAATCACTCATCAAGAATGCCAGAATATGGCTTGAGAATTACACCGGCAAGGCATACGGCACACGTTCGATAAAGCTGACAATTGAGATGACTGCAGGAGAGTGGTACGAGCTTCCGGGGCCTGTGCAATCGGTTGATAGCATCACATCAGTAGATTATGGTGATTGTCCTGCAAATACTTTGCTTGGATCACAAATTCGCGTGTATGCAGATGGCATCTATGCAATTTTCCTGACCTATGGCTTCACCACAGTACCAGAAGATGCAAAGAATGATATTCTTTCCATCACGGCATACACCTATCAGAACAGAGGCATAGACTTGTCAAATGAAGGAGCGAACTTGGTAGACTTCCCAATGTTGGCCACACAATACCAGCGGAGGGTACCGATATGAACCTGAAGCTCTCGGGTGTTCAAAAGCTCATTAACGAGCTTGCCAAGGTGGAGAGTGAGGTGAGCGCGGAGGTAGATGGAGAGCTTCAGGCATCACTGAATAAAATGACTACGACAGCTAAAAGAAACGCACCAAGTAACTTCAGTCAACTGAGGAATAGTATAGGTAATGCCAAAGAAAGTAAGCTGAGGTATTCGCTGTTCGCAACTGCCTTCTATGCTCCATATGTAGAATTTGGCACACGCGGAAAGGTAAGTGTACCTGCTGAGCTTGAGAGTGTCGCGCAGGGTATAAAAGGCAGAGGTTCACGCGGTAACTTCAAGCAGTTCATTGAATCTATTTATCTGTGGGGGACAAAGAAGAAAATCATCAAGAAGGGTGACAAGAACCACGCTTTGAATATCGCCAGGAAGATATACAAAGAAGGTATTGCACCACAGCCGTACCTTTGGCCGGCATTTGTGGCAGAGAGAAGTAAATTAGTGGCAAATATCAGGGCGGTAGTGAATAGAAAACGATGAAGAATCCGGGCAAATCATTAAGGCAGTTATACGCGTCAGCTCTTGCTAATCTCACATATGATGGCAAGAGCGTGACTGTTTATGATAGCTATCCAATTGAGACTACACCGGACCGATATGTGTACATCAATGCCATGACTTATACCCAAGTCGGCAATAACAATGCATTTATCTTTGATGGCTCTGTAACGCTTGACATTGTCTGCAAGCAGTACAAGAAAATCGACTACGACACAGTGGATGGCATAGGTCAGGAAGTTCTGAATACTTTGCTACCTTTTCCATACAGCCAGCAAGAGGATACAGACTTTCAATTTATGAATCCACAGCTGAGCAGCGTGAACTATTTGATAGAGCCTGATGGTTCATACTTCATTCTCCGGAAAATTGTAATTTTATCTCAAAGTATCATTCAAAAATAAAAAAACATGGCAGCAGGTATAGCTGGATCAGTCCAGAACATTGAAATAGATTTCGCACCAACGAGCACTTACAAGACTCTCGTTTGCTTGCGTACATCATCAGTCAACACCACAGTGACAGTCACTGAAGAGGAGACCAACTGCGGGAAGTTAACATCTATCGGGGAGCCTGGTTTTACTTTCTCCTTTGATGCCATCTGCGAGGTATCTCCGAGTGGCTCACAGGCAAGCTACGAAGACTGCCTTGGTGCTATCGTGAACAAGACAAAGGTGAAGGTCCGCTTCCAGAATCCGACTGTCACCGGTGCATCCATCGGAACGCTTTACTATCATGAGAGTGAGGCGTTTTTCACCGACCTGACATTGAACCAAGATGCAGCGGGTGGAGCTTATATTAACTTCTCCGGCACCATCCAGTCGACTGGCACGCTCGATATCACTCCGTAACCATATAACAGTCCCCGGCACGCATCCCGCAGACCTGCGCACCATGCCGGGGCTTCTTAATTGTACACACACACTATGAACGGATACATGCAGGCCGACATTCTCGGCAAGAAGCGAGGCATTAAGTTCGGCACTATTGCGCTTCGTCAAATCACATTATATAGTGAAAAGAACGGCAAAGCTCTTGGCGAAAGCTTAGATTTAGCCCTAATCCCCATTATAGTGTATTGGGGGCTTTTCAATAATTGCTACATAAAGCAGGAAGACCCTGACTTTACATTTGAGGATGTTGTTGAATATGTGGAGGATAACATGGATCAGGCTCAAGTATTTGGTGAGATTGTAAAGTGCCTATGGACTTCAAAGCTTGTTAGTGGGCAAGAATCATCTAATAGCAGCATAGTACCGGAGCAAAAAAAAAGTTCGACCTTTCGACAGAAGAAGGGTGGGACAAGTTAGAGGCGCACATCACCGGCGAGATAGGCTGCAGCAACTATGCAGCCATGACATTCAGGGAGGTCATGCTGGTCATTCAAGGTTACAGCGATAGGATGGTTCATGATTACAAAAACACAAGGCTCATCATGTACATGATGGCACGGATGTGGGGCGACCCAAAGAAAGCCCCTGCGACTCCTGAAGATTTGTGGAAATTACCAGGCGATGAACCGACAGGGCCATCTGAGGATGACATCGCCGAGATGTTTCGTAAATTGCGGTCAAAGGATAGTCAATGAGCGAACAACTCCAGATAAATATAGGTGCAGACACAAAAGCTCTGGAGACTGGGCTGCAAAGGGCAGTAGATGCCATTGACAATTTTGACAAAGAGGTTAAAGATGCTTCTGGCGAACTAAAGCAATTTGGCAAAGTAGCTGATCAGGTTGCTGTTTCGAGCACAAATATTGAATCTAAGTTAAAGCCTGCACAGGATGGCTTTACAGGTCTTGGAAAGTCAATAGACAACGCTGAAAGTAGATTAAAGAAATTACCCCAAACATCTGGGCAGGCTACCCTTGCCCTTGGTAACCTTGGCCGGATAGCATCTGATGCACCTTTTGGATTTATTGCTATTTCCAACAACATTGAGCCCCTGATACAATCTCTGCAAAGTCTCGGAAGGCAGTCTGGTGGCTTAGGTGGTACATTAAAAGCTTTAGGTTCATCTTTGGTTGGCCCTGGTGGTTTATTGCTTGGCTTTTCACTTGTATCCTCTGCCATCACAGTGGCCGTTCAGAAGTACGGATCTCTGGGCAATGCCATCAATGCACTTTTTGGCTCACAGGACGAACTTGTAAAGCTGACAAGGGATGCAGCTGACTCTTATGCAAAATTCAACAAAGAGCTAAAGACAACAGCTGACATTCAAGGTCAAGCGGCCAGCAGTGTGCAGGGTGAGATATCAAAGGTAAAGACTCTTGCTACAATCGTCACTGATCAGACGAAGAGCTACAATGAACGAAATAGTGCACTGAAGGCTCTGCAGGAGATCAACAAAACATACTTCGGAGATATTGACGAGGAAGGTGTAAAGCTTGGCAAGCTGACCACAGCTGTTGAGGCATACACTCAAGCAACAATTCAGGCTGCAGTTACCAAAGGCTTTGAGTCAGAGATCGGCCGGGTGAGTGTTGAGCTTGATAAACAACAGAGGGTACTTGATAAACTTATACCAAGGCTTGGCCAAGCGGCAGCAGCACAGCGGGCGCAATCGCAGGCATTGCCTGGTCTTGCTCAGGCAGCCGAACAATCCCGGATCGGTTCTGCCGCCGCGGATGCCACCAATGCCTACATAGAGCAGAACCAGGTCGTTCAGGACTTGAGAAAGCAGCTTGTTGAACTAAATGCAGGCATCAATACCAGCATCAACAGATACAATGGTCTGATAGCACCAGCACAGGCGGCTGCTGAAGCTCAGAAGAAAAAAGAAGAGGCAGACAAGAAGGCAGCGGAGGCAGCAAAGAAGAACAACGCAGAACTGAAGCGGCAGGCTGAGCTTGAGGCTAAACGTATAGCAAAACTTGATGCAAGGCTTGCCAATGCTGCGACATTAGTGCCGGTTGTCGGCATTGGCTTTAAGATTGATGAGAAGAATTTGGCTGACAATTTTAACAGGCTGAAGGCGGCGTATGATGATGGGCTGAAGAAGTTCGGTTCTGTTGGTGAGAGAATACTGGCCACGGCTCCAAAGCTTCCGGCTGACTTTCAAATTATTCCACCTGAAGCGATACAGAGAGCAGTGGCTGAAGCGGAAAAGCTAAAGAAGGCATTGAACGATACAATTTCAATTGCCGAACAAGGTTTCAACACGATAGTAGGTCCAGCCATTGACTCAGTATTTGGTGCGATAGAATCAGGGCAGAGTGTATTCAAAGCTTTAGGCCAAACCATCAAACAGCTTGTCCTTGATCTGATAAAAGCTACTGTCAAGGCTGCAGCCTTTGCTCTTATTATCAGCGCAGCCACAGGTGGCACTGTTTCCTTTGGCTCTGCATTTAAGGCAGGCCTCGGATTTTCGGGTGCAGGTGGCGGTGGAGGTTTAAAAATAGGCGGTGCAGCCGCTCCAACCTTTGGAGGAGGTGGTGCATTCACAGGCGGCCTGCAGCTCGCTGGTCAGGTCGTATTCACGCAGAGGGGCACTGATCTTGTCGGGGTGCTCAATAATCAGAACGCACGAATAAACAGGGTAGGATAATGGCGGCAGTAAAGTTCTTCATGGAATTTAAGAATGCACAGGAAGACCTGTGTACAGTCAATTTTATCTTTGAAGACTACAATGATGCGCCGATTAGATTGTACGGAGGTCCTCAGCCATTTGTTCTGGGTGAATACAATACTGACACTGATTTATTTAAGCCCATAAGGCCGCAACAGGCCACCATTCAGGTACTTGCATCAGCCGGAGGTGTGCAGCTTGAAGACTTTCTGACGGATAATGATAGTGACATTACTATCAGATTCGACTTTGGCAGCTATGGAGGATATTGGCAGGGGATAATGTCGCAGGAGGATATAGAGGAGGCATGGATAAGCACTAATCATATCCTCACTCTGCGGGCAGACGAGGGCTTTGGCAGACTTCAGACACAGGGGCTTAATGACGGCACAGGTTCGGCTCTAATTGGCACTTACACGCCATATAATTTTATTCAGTATGCAGCTGATGATGTGATAGGTAATTTCTTTTATGCTCGCATTTATTCTAACCTTCTGCATACATCCATGTCATCGGGTAGCAACCAGACAGGTATTGATCAATGCCTGATAGATGCGCGGACCTTTGAGCAGTCACCGGGCAACTTTGACAATGGGTACAATGTCATTGAGAAGATTAATAGGGCTTGGAGTCAGACACTCTTTCAATGGAATAGCCTATGGGTTATACTTCGCATACCTGAGATGTTCACTGATGGTGTATTGACAGGATTCAACACAAACAGGCCAACAGTAGGGAATAGACAGGCAGTCAATAAAAGGTATGATATAGAGGTCGGGGTGCAAGAGGATGTAAAGCCTGTTGCTCCTGAGATGCTAAAGACAGTAGTCAAGCCAAGCAAACAAACGACCATAAAATTTGCATGGGAGCAATACGATCAGGTAGCATGCAAGGAGTCATTTCAGTACGGAACATTTATAGAGACTACAGGCACACCACCGAACGAAACTGACAAGTTTACTATCAGTTCATGG